TTGGTAAGACAGGAGAGAGACTTGTTCGTTTAAATAGTCAGGCAAAAAGCATATTAGAAAAACAAGGTTGTCTATGGCATTACAATACTGATTACGTAACTCATCACTTTAAAAAAAACCTACGCAGGATGAAAATAGCAAAGGGATGCTTTCATGACCTACGTAGGACTTTTGGGTTAAACCTTATTAAAGCAGGTATGCCAATATATCAAGTAAGTAAATTACTAGGACATACTAGCATAGCTACTACAGAATCACATTATGCTCCGTTATTAATAACAGACATAGATGATTTTACATTATGAGTATTCAGCTTCAGCTATAAGTATTTGACTAACTTTTCCAACAACTCGTTTTGATGGATGATGGCCTCCTTTATTTACTCTTTTGCGTTCACACCATGCTGAAAAGTTTTCTTTTCCATTAAAATGATGTGTGATTTCGAGTGAACCATTTATGTTATACCATTCTCCATCAGTTAGATAAATACTTTTTATATCTTCAATAGGAACATTGAATAGTTTATTTTTATAAATCTCTTTTAATAATTTCATTATAACTCCTACTACTGTAAAAGGTTTTAGGGTTTAAGTCGTTTTTTATTATTTCTACTACTGAAACATCATTTAAGCCAAAACAATATTTACAAGATAGTACACTACCTTGAAGACCAACACTATCAATAAAGCGATAGTCTTTTATTTTGACTTTATGTTTATTGCATATGCGGCATTTCATTATAACCTCCATTTAGTAAAAAACCTGAGATAAATCCCCTTTTATTAGGGATATATCCCCTTATTTATTTTGTTACTATTGATTCAATTTTAAGAGTCCAGTCTAAATAAATCATCATAGCATCAAATCCACTTAATTTAAAAGCATTAGCTATATAGCTGTCTATATCTTCAGGTTTTACTTTATTTGTTTTAAAGTTCTCTTCAAGCCAAAGGTATATTTCATTTCTCAAATGTTTATCTATATTTATTTTCATTCTTTTTCCTTTTTACAATAATGACAAGTTTTTCTAGTTAATTTGTACGTTGGAAAGTTTTTGTACTTATGACAAGTTGCAGTATGATGAACAAATTCCCATACCATTTGACATTGTTCACAGAACTTTAGTCTTCTTGAATCTGTTTTATATTTTACTCTACTGTCAGTTCGTACAAAATCTTTTACAGGTTCTAAATACCAATTACTCATTTTATTCTTCCTCTTCGTTTTCTTCTTGTTCTAATTGGTCTAAAACTGCTTCAATTGATGGAGAATCAGGTATTTGAAAGTCTTCTAGACATTCATATTCACCATCACTCCATTTATATTGAACAGTCCAATGAACTATAGTTCTCATTATATATTCTCCTTTTTATAAAATAATTTTATATACCATTTAGACTTTAAAGACTCTAATTCATTTTTAGTTTTTTTTAATTTTCGTCTTAAATGTTTACTGGTTTTTTCATAGTAATACAAACTTTTCCTAACGTGGAATAAAGTTTTTTTTGTTTCTTCTAATTTTGATTCTAGCTCTTTACTATCATTATTATTTTTTAATAATTCATTAAGTTCTTTATTTACTAGACGGAGTTCTGCGTTTTCTTCTGCTGTTTCTCCTTCTAGAATTATTCCATAATGGTCATAGCAATACTCAAAACCTTTTCTATACATAGGGTTTTCCATTAATGTTTCATGTTCAAATATTTTCATATCTACTTCTTTCCAATTTTATAGTGATGATCTTCATCCCATCCTGAGTAATCAGAATGCAAATGATCAATAGGTAGATTATCTGATTCTAAGTTTTCATGTGCGTAATAGTATTTTCGCATATAAAACTTTAGTTCACCAAACGCATTATCATTTTCTAGAATATCTATAACAATTTGGTCTAACAAATCATTAAATGAAGTTTGGTATTTATCTGAATAAATCTTTATTTCTGTTATGTCAGTTGTTTTAGAGCCATCTGGCTTTATGTATTCCATTGTTTTTCCTGTATTTCTAGAAGCGAAGGGATAGGATACCTACCGATAGGATTTTTACTTTATATCCAAGCGTTACCAAGGTTTCGAGTTTCCGACATATAGTCGTCCATTCCCTAACAATCGTCATTGTAACTATCCCTTGCCTCTTTAGTTTATAAACGTCAGCAGGAAAGGTCGAGGCGGTATGCTTGTGCACTAGCCCTCTACACTCTACTGTTTCCTGCTTTGGTTTATTTAAATTATTTACATCTTGGGCATATTTCTCTTTTCTTTCCATAAGTAGGAAAGTCTTCATAGTAGTGATAAATATTTCTTTTTAATGAAATATTATTACCTTGTTTACTTAGATATTTATCTAGCTCCCAGCAGCAATCACATTGTTCACAATACTTTATATTTTCGTCAGTTCTTTTACCTTCTACTTTTGAGGCATCGTATCCTTTAGTAGTCGGCTCCCCAAACACCCAATCTTCTAGCATTCTGCAGTTCCTTATCCATTTTTTCTATTAATGTTCTAAGTTTTTTAACATCTTCATAACAATGGAATGCAACTATACTATCGGATATACTTATCATATCTTTCATTATAGTAATCTTTTTTGTCAGATTGTCTAATGTTTCGTATATTTCNTTAGCANNCATTGTAACTCCTACGTTATNATTATGCTTTAAAAGGGGAAGTGGTCAAGCCAGACCAATAATCTTCCCCTTTTTTTTAATTCTTGTAGTGGCCTAACGCCAACCAGACCACTACATTGTCATCCTCTTTCTTCTTCAAACCAACTTTTCCTATGGAAAATCCAATGTTCAGACAAAGAGGTTATCCTGCTAACATTTTAAAAATGTTCAACAAGTCTTTATACCGTATTGTAACTAACGCTTCTTTACGGTCTTCTTTAAGAATTTGTCCAAATACTTCATCGCATGGTTTTAAATAATCAGCTATAGCTTTACGACCTTTAACTTGAAATTTTAAAGGGTTTAACTTTTCCATGTTGTTACATTCTATAGTCATATCTACTTCTTCATGCCAGCCTAGTGACCTGCCATCAGATCCCCAAGCACGTTTAGACTTAAAGCCATATTCTTTAGCTAGGTTTACACATTCTCTTTCGATTCTGTTACCTTTTTGTTTTGGTGCTTTACCACTCATTATACTTTACCTTTAGATTTATTATTTATTTCTTTATCTATAAACTCTAGTTGCTCTTCTTCTGATGGTAATTCGCTAAAAGTAGGTAAGCCTAGTAGTTTCCATATTTCATCTAGGTAATGTTTACCATCACTTGACATTCGTTGTCTATCTACGTGTTCTAGGTCTGATAAATTCTGTATTAACTTTTTAGTTTTATCTGTTGCTATGTTTAGTGTTACTTTTTTCATATTATTGCTCCGTATGGTTATCAAGACATGTATTAGCTACATACATCCATTCTTTTTTATTTCTAGGAGTTACTTTTTCCTGTATATGATAACTAAAGGTAGTAATAGTGTCACCCTCTAGTGCATCTTCATACAAAGCATTTTGTCTTTCATGTCTTTTGCCATGTTTTATTGCTCTTTCTTTATTAGAATAAATTTGGGAAAGAACTAAATGATGTTCGTCTTCCCATAGAGTTAATATGTATATCATTATAATACCCACCTATTTGATACGTTAAATCCAATGAATATTCTTAGAGGTAAGAACTCAATAGATATACCTACAGCTCCTTTCATGGATTCGTTAATTGAAAAAGATAATCCTAAAGCATTTAAGACTACTATTTTATATCCCTTCATAGGGTAGCCATCAATTTTTCTCAATTGGACTAACTTCATTGATATTATGTCTAATATTCGTAGTGTTGTCATAAACTTCTTCCTGTTTTTTAAAAATCATAGTTGTGGTTTCTTCTATATCATGGTCATGAACAAGTACATATGTACCATGACCCTCTATTTTTTGTATTTCATTATTTTTAATATGTATTTCTACTACTGGCATGTGAACTCCTATTTGTTTTGTACCAAAAGGGCACAAATAAAGGAATCTGTGCCCTCATGATTAACTTCGTTTAGTAAATGTGAACGTTTCATAGTCAAATTGTAATGCTATTTCAAACATTGACTCATCTCTAGCTTTTAAAGACGTTACTGTTCTTAGTTTAGACTTTGGATTACGTATAATATCAGGATTTTCAAAAGCTAAGTACTGGTCTGATTTTTGTTCTATAGCTGAGTTACCTTTACCGCTATGCACATCTAATTTCTGTCCTTCACTCAATCTTGTTGATGAGTATTTAGAAATATGATGTATTGCAATTACTATTACATCTAAATCCATTGCCATATCTTTTAAAGCATTAGCTATGGTTTCTTGCCTAACAAGGTCATCGTTTCTTACATACTTTGCAGGTATTCTATCAATGGTGTCTACAACAACTATTTTAGCTTTACTGTCTTCTACATAATTTGGTAAATCTTGTATATCAGGTGATTTACAAGTCAATTGTATGTGGTCAACAGATTTTTCTGCCTCAAGCATTAACTCTGTGTCTTTATTCTTAAATGCTAAAGCTATTTCTTGTTTAGTCATATTAAGACCAGCTTGTACAAAACGTCTTTCAATAGTTTCTTCATCAACTTCTAAAGACATAAATAAACATTTTAGTGATGGTATCCTCATTATGAGATACTGCACAAATGCTGTTTTACCTAGTCCTGTATCACCAATTAAAGTGATAAGTTGACCTGTTGTGAAATAATGTGATTTATTCATGAATGTAAATACATTTTTCAAATCAAAAGAACGTTCTTCCCAGTCTATTTGATAATACTCTGCTAGATTTTCTATCATGCTTTTAGCATTTAAAATATCAGCAGTATCATCAAGGTCTTTATACTTGTATTTAAAACACTTGCTATCGCAGTAGGGTACAAGGGTAGGATGATTACAACCGTGATTGTATTCTCTTCTCATTTGGTCTACTACAATACGATTTACTTCTTCCATTGGTAATGGATTATCCATTTGTTCCATATAAGCTCGTGCATTGTGTAAACATTGCTGCTTACCATAGCCTAACTTTTTATTCCATATAGCTACCAATGCTTGTAAGTGTAAATGACGTTTCTTTTCAACATATCCAGCATTGTAGATATGTTGTGCACAAGTAATTATTCTTGTTGTAGATGCATTAGTGTCTTCAAATACTTTTCGTACTTCATTAGTATTTTTTCTACTAACATCCATTGGCTCAAGACCAATGATCATTTCTTGATTTATTTTGGTTGGGTATTTGTTTTCAGGGTCTTTAGAATACTCTAGTATAGAATCGTAATCCATCGTGTCTAAATATTCTAACGGAATAGGCACTTTGTATGTTTTTGATTTACTATTGTAACTATATCCTGCTCTTATCAACCTTCTAGAATCGTAAATATGATCAATTGCTGTTCCAAAATCACGTTGCATTGTACTACGAACTTGATAAGCTAAATCTTTACTAAGCTTATCTTTAAATCCGTAAACGTTTGCTAAATGTATGTGAAATCCAGTACCAGAAAACCATAGATTAAAATGATTTTCTTGAATTCCCATTTCCTGCATGATAGCAATAACATCCTTAACGTTATTAATAGTCATTGTACCTGCAGTTATTTTATCTGGTGATTTTGCATGGTCTATGTCGATGACAAGCTTGTCCACAGATTGCATACCATTAAATCCAACAACGGTGTTGTTTTCTTTTAAATAAGGTATGATAGTTTCATCATAGAGATACATACTTCTATATATCTCTTTTCCTAAATTATCATTTACAGTCTGTGAAAAAGCATTGACATCCATTACCTGATTACGATTGAATACATTTCCTATTGCATATTCTATGTACCATGTTTCCATCGTATTCCTTTTTTTAGAGATCTACGTCTGCTAGTTGTAGTTCAGGTTTCTTTGTGTATTCTTTATTTGTAGTAGTAGAATTGTTATCAGAATCGTTATAATTCTTTATAAATCCTTTTTCTACAGAATCCATTACCATTTTCTTTAGTGTACCACTAGGTGCACCTGCAGATGTTACTCTGTCAAAGTTATTCCAATATGGACTACCAGAATCTTTGAGTTTATTAGTAGGGTAGGAGCACATTGTTATTTGTCTACCAACAACATCTCTTAACCATTCATCTGGGATAGAATAGTCTGGTGATACTAGAAGATTCTTTTTAGTTAATGCAGATTCAAAGAATTCTGCTATNTTAAAAGCACTTCCCCAAGCTTTTCTATCTTCAAGAGGCAGTTCTTTCTTAAAACTACCAAAGATTGTTAATTGATCTTCCCAATCATGTCTTACTTGTGCAGTAAGAAAGATATCTGGAACATATTTCATCCAATCTTGTTTTACTTCGTATTGTACATCAACAGATAATATTGTTGCTGTTCTTTCCATTCCGCCTGCCATTATGCAGCCTCCTTTTTATTTTCTTGTTCTTCTTTAAACCCTATTTCAAGGTCTTTTAACTTTATGTATTTTTCCATTACTTTATCCTCGGTACGTTCCTCACTTAAACCTTCAGCAATTAATTCACGTAACCATTGTTCAACTCCTGCTTCAATAGTTAAACCTTTTTTAGTTTTAGCACCTTTGAAGTGTACTGAGTTTGACAATCTTTTTAGCTTAACCATGCTATCTGTTCTGACTATTACTTCGCCTTTTGTATTAGCTCTTAATTGACTAAGATGGTCACGATTATCCATACTATCAGCATCTGCTGTATCGTCTATTGCAAATAAACCATTACATGCATATTTACGAGCATAAGAAGAAGCAGCTCCAGTTATTTGACTGTCGTCCATACCTTTTTTAGTTACAGATTCTCTTGCCCACCCATAAGCTGCTATTTCATTTCCTTCATGGTCTGCAAATACAGCAGTAGCTTTTATATAATTACTACCGCCTACTTCCACCATTTCATCTGTTACTACTAGTGTACAACTAGTTTCAGCTAAATATGGTTTTACAGCTTCAAAGATGTCTGCTAGGTTTCTGTAATTATAATTACCAAAGTTATTCTTGTGGCCTTTTTCTACTTTCATAGAGGTTTGCACAATATTCAACTTTTCGTGAATGTTTAGTTCTTTCATGTATCTTAACTCCTACGTTATTATTATTTAATCTTTAATAAAGGAAACGGTGCCAATCAAAACAGCTCAGATGCGGAGGAGGACTGTTTTTTATATTGTAGTTGTGAATTGACACCATTGTCCTTTAGGTCTTTAGGGATATCCGGCTTTGTAAAGTTTCCTTTGCACACAGACGGTTTTATTTCTGTTGGCTTTAATCCCCATTATTTAACTGATACCAAACTCGTTTAACGTTCTATCGTGTAAATCAATATGACGTTCTAGTATTTTGTTTGGTGGCGTACTCTTTAAAGATTCTGTACATGCATTATATAATGACCATACAGATTTATCCATAAATTCAGCATAAGGTGGATTATTCCAATGACGTATAGCATCACTAGCTTGTCTAGCACCTAATGTTTTATATCCAAATGCACGACCAATAAAGCTAAAAGCATCATCAGTAGTTATTTCGATATCTTTCATGCTATCTGCATCTTTTACAATGTTTGAGAACTTGTCTTTACTTTTATAAAGAACACTTACTAGTTTGTCTTGTAAATCATCAAAGACGTTCTTAGTATGTTTTCTCATGTAGGTGACTTCACCTGTAAATGACATATTATCACAAACAAATACAGTACTACCTGCACAAAAGCCATTTGACATGCTCTTGTCGTGACTGCTACGAATACCTATAGCTTGACCCATTTCATCGTTGTTTGGGTCTTTGTATTGCAGTAGTCCAAAGAATCGTTGTTCATTTTTACTTACTGCTAATTTTTGATCTACGAACTCTAGATTCAATAGATCGTCACAGATACGTCTTGTATTCATCAGTAAGTCTGTAAAAGCTACTGGTTCGTATGTATCTGTTCTTTCTGGTAGTGGTATAGCTGCTAGTTCAGCAACGTTTACTTGTTTACCACCACAATGTATCATAAATGTGCTCATACTAATTCCCCTTGTTGTTCTAACATTATTTTTGTGTGACTATCTTCTAATTCATCACACAAATACACGTAAGCTTCTCCCCAATGAAATCTCTCAACTTTGTGAGCCTCATTAGGAGATACAAAATACCTGTTAGGGTATAATCTATTGCCGTGTCTATCTTTTTGAAGTATTTCTACAAATGCACCATTAGGCGGTACTCTACTTGTTTTGACACTAATACTTCGTTGTCCAAACTGTGCCCAGTTCACTTTATTGATCTTGATACTCATTTTTTCTCCAGTTGTGTTTTCATGTTGTTTAAAGCATTACAAATAACATTAGCATGTTTTATAACTGTAGCTACAGTTTCATTTGATGTACCTGAATAGCATTCTCCTATGAAATAACTATGTTTTTCATTTTCTACGTATACTTCACAGCCTTGTTTTCGTGTATTTACAGTAAACATATTCATTATGTCCTTCCTAATGCTATATGAAATAGCTGTGGAGTTAATGTTTTGTACGTGCCTAAACCGTTCTTTGACCTCTTAGCCAGTTTTTTTACATGAAGGTATAGTTCTTCTTGTATTAAGTCTATAGTGCCTTTAGCAAGTCTTAGATCTTCTTGCTTAAATAGTTTTTTTATTTCTTTTTGTGTCATGTTATTCCCCTTTAAACATTTCTAGCACCTTTTCATACGTATCTATCATTTTTAAGAAATAACTATTCAATCCTTCGTCATCTCTATATTTTTTCAATGCTGCTATTGTCATTAATACTTCTTGTTTATTGTCAAATGCTATAGCAGGTCGTTTATCTGGTGCTGTTGCTGTTTTCATTATATTCCTTTATGTTTAGTGATTACCAGAGTCGCTTTGTTTTGTCTTTGTCGCATGCTATCCACGCAGACCCTCGGTGTGTTCCGAGACAACTATCGGGTTCTAGACCGTTTGTTGTTGACTCTGGTTTTCACTTTTCTTTACTAACCAATAAATGGAGTTAATCCATTTCTGTTACTATCAACTGAGATATACCTAGTTTGCTTGAAGCGTTCATGATACTTTGTATTTTTTTAGTACTACAATTATCAAGCGTTCTTATGGTCGCACCATCAACGATTATTTCGACCTTATATCGTCTTCTGTCCAACACTACATCTGATGCTTTATTAGCCATTTTAGATGTGATGTTAAGAATGCCATTAGCTGTCATTGTTAGGTATCCCAATATTCGAGTAAATTTTAATGCTGAAGCTGTATTCATAATTCACGCTCCTTTTTTATTAACCAGCTATCTTTTAGTTTTTCTATCATACTATCTGATAGTTGGTGATTGTCTTGCAAGTGAGATAATTCTTCAACTAGCATATCATCAAGTATTGGAAATACTATTTCTACCATTTCATCAAAGAATGCATCATTATTTATTTCTTCAATATTATCAATTAGTAAAGGCATGTATTTCCTCCTTTGTATGCAAGTTTTCATGAACTTTATTTAATCTCATAGCAACATCGTGTAATAGCATTAATGATGTTTTATTAGAATTATAATCTGATTCTTTAAGATTAATTTCTACATCGTCAATTATCATCATAACTTGTTCTAGTTCTGATTTTAATTGTTTGTTAGTGAGGTCTTTATTTAGTATTTCCATACAAACCTCTCTTTGCTATTAGTGAATCAATATGAGAATCCACTTGTGATTCTAAGTGGTCTTGTTCAGTTTGTTCTATTTTGGGATTGTATACACCTGTCTTTTCTAGTTTTTCAAAACAATCAGGACATACAGGCATTTCACGATGTAATCGTACTAATTCGCCTGTAAATGGGTGTTTTTTATAGTCTGTGACTTCTTCAAAATAAATCACAGCAGTTGGATGATATGTGCATCTCATATTTAACTCCTACGTTAGTTTTATATATCATAGATAAAGGAAACAGTAGAGCCACTACTGCTATTTATTTACGATGTGTTATTTATTTTAAATCAAATCAAAAACTCAGATTTAGTTAATATCTTTTTTGGTGAACTTTTCCAGTCTAACAAAATAGAACACATGGTATTAATTTGTTTGTCTTTGTATTTGTAAATGACTGGAAAACTCATGTAATGATCTCCAACTACAAATTTGAATGATTCAAATAATGATGGTAAAGTATTTGATATTTTCTTCAATAGTTTTTTTGAAGAATTATCTATTATTTCATCAATAGGATGACTATCCATATGATACCATCTGGAATTATCAAAGTAGTTGTGATTTTTAGGTAAGCCTAATAGTTTTTCTAGTTTTTTAGAATCTTTGGTAATGTTTATTTTACGCTCCATCTTTTTAAAACTAAGAACATTTCTAACATGAACAGTAGATGTCATATCTGCATTAATGTCTTCCCATTGCAATTTTTGAATAGGTTGATTTGTTAAATAAGATTTAAAAGTTTCAAGCATTACTTCTTGTTGTTCTATTTTATCTTTTTGCAGTTTAATGATATATTTACTATCCAATTCCATTTTACTTCCGCTAATTTCAACAGTATTGTTAATTTCATTAAAATAACGTTTTTCTATTTTCATTAGATTTGATTCATTAGGCTTTTCTCCATTCAACCAATTATATAAAGTTCTTCTGGATACTCCTGTATTAGTAGAGACTTTAGAAAGTGGTATATCTGTAGATTTAAGCCATTTTATTACTCTTATTTCGTTCATATTATCCCCTTTTGAACGTGTGTAATATATAATTATTGTTGCACATAACCTAGCAATATTTGCTTTTATATGCACATATTACGGCATTTGTTTGTTTGTATTACACAATTATTATCTTGTTAAACTGACTCCTAGCTTGTTGCTCCTCTTTAAAATAAAAGAGGGAGTTGACATAAAAAATAAAGGGTACGAAGTACTCCTTTTTAATAAAAGACTACCCAAGATAAACTCAGGTAGTCTAATATTATCAAACGTTAGTTGTTCAATGGTCTTGCTATCATAAAGCGTACTGATTTACCATCTTTTGATAGATTTTCAGTATCTTCAAGAATACGCAAGTTGTTTGGAACTAGATGTTCTTCTATAAAACTACTAAGTTCTTTAGCAGAACTATCTTTTAATGTCATCCAAAGATTAAAGAACATATTATCATCTTTACAGTTTAAGATGTCTGATATTGTAGCCTTATCATTTTCCCACACACCATCATCATTTTTCTTAGACCATTGTATCCAAAAAGATGACTTATTAGCATTGTTCTTTATAACCTCACGAACATCCTTTAATACACTTTTTAGTTTTTTCATTTGTAACTCCTACGTTGGTTAGTTTTGGCAGAATTGCCAAAGATTAAGGAAGCAGTAAATACTACTTATTTGTTAGTCTTGCATCAGATAAAATGGGTTTCTGATACCAAGTTTTGGTAGTTTATCTTTTAGTTTAACATACCAAGGTGTAGTAGCCTCGATAAGTTTATCTTCCATATCGTGTCTTTCTCTTCTGTATTCTCCGTTTAACTCAGAAAGATGCTTTACATCNTTTAACAATCTTTTTTTTGTATCTCGCAATTGTTTGTTTTCTTCAAGTACTTTTTTAATATCTCTTGATAGGTTGTTATTACTCATAGTTAGTTGTTTATATGAATCTATAAAACCATCAATATTGTTTTTAATTACACTTCTAGTATCTGAAGGCTCTGCTATTTTCATTATTTACTCCGATTGATTAATTCATAGATTTAGGATACAGTAGTCTAACCAGCTCCTATAAGGAGCCAGATAGACATACTTATTCCAATTATAAATGATGCAGTTAGAAAACTACACATTACAATGATGATTATATCATGCAGCAGTTTCAATATTTGGTTCATTGGATTTCCTCATATTATTGATACTGTTACGGATGTTTTGACAATGATATCTCACTAATTCTTGTGGTACATCATTATCTATTTCTTCTTTGATTGCTTTAGCACTATCAACAGTTTTCTCAACTGCTATTGCTGTTACACCAAGTGTTAACCAACCAGCTATCTTTACAGATTCTGTAAGTTTTTCTAACATGATTTACTCCTACGTTGATTAGTAATTAGGCACAATGCCATAGATGGAGGAAGCAGTAGTACTATCTAGTTGTGTAGGGATTAGTATATGTATGGGTATAATAGTGATGTATATAGTTAGAGGTACTGAGTCGTAGACTCCTATGATTACTCATCTTGAGCGGGTGTGTGAGCGAAGCTTACACAGGGTTAGCTCGAAGAGTAATCGGGTGGGTTAACTAAGTGGGTGAACATAGTGAACACCTTGTAGTCAACGGATGATTTGAACTCAACGGTTTCAACCCTTGGTAACCCAAATCAATGGGGGGTACCACTAACATGTTTCTCTCACTCACATTCTAGATACATTTTTAAGCAGAGTACTGGAACTAAATAACTTTGTAGATGTTAAATATATATGTTAAGTTAAAGTATTACTTAAATGGAATCTAAATTAAAAAGAAAATACGAAATATTCGATGTCCAGACAGGCAAATGGGAGGAGAAAATCATGACTGATGAGGAATTTGAACATTTTAAAAGTCAAATGACTCAATCCCATGAAGAAATGGATGCTGAATATGAGATAATATCAAAGATAGTAGCTCAAAAGTTAGGATACGATCTAGATGATGAGAGTAGGGATTAAATAGTAGTGTATAGTTATCTATATAAAGTTATAAGACTACTAATTAGTAGTGGATTACTAATTAGTAGTAGTTTTTTATTATATAGTTATAACTAATTAGTTATGATCAAGATAAAACGCAGGATTGATGGAAAAACAGCTTATTATGAGATACAAACAGAAGAAGAGGCACGTAAGAATAAAGTTGAATACGTGCATTGGAAGCATGCAGAGGTTGGTGAGTATGCAAATACCGATGATGGATACGTTGCTTTATGCTATAATAGGAAAGGTTACACAGATAAGAATGGAAAACTTAAAACCTTTGTTAAACTTACCTGTGGAGTTGGCTGGGTAACTCCATCTGCAAAAATAGAATTCTTAAAGAATCATGAACATGGAGTATATAGCAAAACAAACCCTGCAAGAAAGTGGGATGAAGAAGAAGCTGGAAGAATGCGTTCTAAAGATACTGTTACCGCCTATGCACAAATGCTCATTAATGATGGAAAAGTGGACTTTCACGCTCTTAGCAAGATATATAGACCTGACCAGAAAGAGCCAGTTGCAACAGTACGCAGATTCCTTAAACAGAAGGTAGCGAAAAAGATGGTTGAAGAAAAATTAAAAGAAATATTATCCAAAAAGAGTATTTCTAAAGAGTTTGCAGTAGACAACATAGTCGTTGCACTCAAAATGGCAGAAGAAAAAGGTGACGTAAACAATTTTTTAAAGGCAAATGACTATTTAATGGATTTGCTGGAGATGAAACCTAATAAAAAGATGATAACGGACACGATACAAGTAGATATGACACAGCAAATAGCCGATACTATAGCAAGAGAGGATAAAAGGCTTACTTTGCAAAGGAAAAGTGAAGAAAATGAAACGAGAGAATGAGACTGAATTAGATTATCAGGGAATAACAGAAGAAATACTAGTATCAGAGCAATTAGATGCTGCAATACGTGCTTTACACGTTATAGCAGTTCTGAAAGAAAGTAGTATAGAGATGCTAAACGCTTACGCTCTGGAGGCTTTAAAAGAGATAGAAACGCTGGGATACCATTACGATATGCATAAGCAATCTTTTAACTAATATGAAAGATAATGTTAAATACATTAAAGATAAATTAAAAAACAATATGATTATGTTCGGTAAGGTCATTATGCCGAATATGTTTTCCGTTCCTTCTCCGGAGTTCCACTACAAGATAGCAGAGGCTATCGTTAATGACGATAATAAACAAATAAATATTATTGCTCCCCGTGGTCACGCCAAGTCTTCTATCGTTGGCGGTGTTTATCCCCTTTTTCATATTATGAACCACGGTGGAGCAAAGCTTATTGTGCTGGTTTCACGTACACAAGACCATGCAATTAAATTGCTTGGAACCATAAAAGACACCCTAGAGTACAGCAATTCTTTCCGACAGATTTATGGGTACTGGGGTCAGCACAATGCTAGGCAATGGGCAAAGAGTGAGATAGAATTAAAGGATGGTACGGTCATTATATGTAAAGGTACAGGCCAACAGCTACGTGGTATTAAGGTAGGCAGTCAAAGACCTACGCTTATTATAGTAGATGACCCTGAAGATGAGAATAATACCAAGACTGCAGAAGCTATGGAACAAAACCTTCGATGGTTGTTACAGAGTGCTGTTCCATCACTTGACCCAAAGAAAGGGAAGATCATTGTTATTGGTACTCCACAGCATCAGCGATGTATGGTAGAGATACTTAAAGAAATGAAAGGCTGGAAGAACATGCATTTTAATCCAGACCTAAAAAAGAATATTGCATTATGGGAAGAATGGCAGCCTATAAAAAAATTAAAACAAAAAAAAGAAGAATTAGAGTCCATAGGACGTAGTAGTGTATTTTATAGAGAGTACATGTGTCAGATCATTGGAGATGAAGACCAGTTATTTAAACTAGAGTATATACAATATCATGACTATGAACTTGAAATAGATGAATTAGGAAAACACTATTTATTAAAAAACGGCAAACGAATGCCTGTGAATGTATTCATGGGGGTTGACCCAGCTTCTTCAGTCCGTAAGACAGCAGATTACTCTGTAATTATGCCAGTAGCGGTAGATGAACAAAATAACAGGTATATTCTCCAGTATTACCGTAATAGGGCAACTCCCATGCAACTTGCTGAAAGCATCATAGAGTACTTTAAGTTATTTAAACCTGTAAAGGTGCGTGTAGAGAGTGTAGGATATCAGGAAATGCTGAGAGAATACTTGAGGCAACGATGCGATGAAGAGAATATCTTTATATCTGGTCTAGAAATAAAAGAAAACCCTAGAACCAGTAAATCTTCAAGATTGGAGACCATGCAACCTTATTTTGCACAAAAGAAAGTACATATATTAGAAACTATGGAAGAATTAAAGGACGAGCTTCTATTGTATCCTCGTGGTAAACATGATGACCTTCTAGACGGACTCTATTACGCTACTAAAAAATGTTATCCACCTGTCCATCAAGAAACTGAAATAAAAAACAAAAAAGTCGTTGACGACAATTACATAGATGACATAAGTTGGAAAGTTGCATAATCTTGGAACTTTTACTTAAAGTAAAGGTTTAAGTAGATAATGCTCCTTTCTATATGCAAGATAACTTAGTTAAGACAGAATCAGTACAGCTAACCCAAGATTTACTATCAGAATACTCATCTGCTAGACAAAACTGGGCAAAACAAGCCGTAGAGGATAATGAATTCCGTAACGGCAAGCAATGGACTGATGATCAGGTTCAAGCATTACGTAAACGTGCTCAAGAGCCATTAGTTGTTAATGTAGTATATTCAGCAGTAGAGCAGGCAAAAGCTATGCTCACTTCAAACTCACCTAAATTTCAATCTACTGCCAGAGAAACATCCGATGCTAAAGTTGGTAGGATGTTTTCTGATATCATGGCTTACATATGGGATAACTCTAATGGTAACGTAGAGTTAAAACAAGCTGTTGATGATTATTACGTTAAGGGCATGGGAGCTATGATGGCTTATATAGACCCTGATGCAGACTTTGGAACTGGAGAAGTAAAGCTAAAATCAATAGACCCATTAGAATTATTTATAGACCCTTCGTCAAAAGACCCATTTTGCAGAGATGCTGCTCATATCATCATTGGTAAGATAGTATCGGAAACTGCTTTAATAGAACATTATCCAGAATTTGCAGAACATATAAAAGAAACTGCAGAAACTAGTTACATTAACACTACGGCTGAATCTAGATACGGATTAAGGAATGAAGATGTAACCAATAAACGAAGATTGACTGGAACTCAGATTACTGGAGAAAGAGAACTTGAGTTATTTGAAAGATATACAAAAGTTAAAAGTCCTTATTTTAAAATATACGACCCTTTAAGCGATGACCAGAGAGTATTAGACGAACCACAATACGAAGAATATAAACAGGAGCCTATTGTTGTATTGACCAATGCAGAAGGTCAATCCGTATTTACAGATAAAGCCAATGTAAATACCTATATGGAGATGGCAGAAAAAATAGGAAAGACCTTTCATTTAATGTTAGATCCAGCAACAGGACAACCTGTTCCAATGGAAGGAGAAGAACACGCTGGTTCTATACCAAATAGTACATCTACAATTGATATTTTGACCAAAGCTCACTTAATAGAAGATGGTGGAATCATGGTCAATGAAATAGAGCTTACTCAAATTAAACAATGTGTAAGTACTGGAGATACAGAGTTATTTAGTGTAGTACTACCAATAGAAGAATATCCTATTGTTCCTTTTATGAATGGATTCAATCGCAATCCATATCCTTTATCGGATGTAAGACTTGTTAAAGGATTGCAAGAGTACATAAATAAGATACGTAGTCTTATTGTAGCTCATGCTAGTAGCTCTACGAATGTAAAGCTTTTAATTCCTAGAGGAAGTATGGATAAAGCTCATTTAGAAGCTGAATGGGGAAAAGCAGGTACAGCAGTTATAGAGTTCGACCCTGAATTAGGTCAACCTATTGTAGCTGGCCCTGTACCACTTCCTAATGAACTATATAAGAACGAAGCAGATGCTAAAGCAGATATAGAACGCATACTAGGTATCTATGCATTAATGCAGGGAGACCAAGGAGCTGCTCCTCAAACTTTTAAAGGAACAGTAGCTCTAGATGAGTATGGACAAAGAAGAATTAAATCTAAGAAAGACGATGTTGAGGAATGCATCAATCAATTGGCAAAAGTGGTAGTGGGATTAGTTCAATATGTGTATACGGGGCAGAAAGTCATGCGATTGATGCAACCCAACAATAGACCGATAGAGATACCGATTAATAGTCCTATGTATGACAATGTGGGTAATGAAGTAGGCAAGATCAACGATATAACGGTTGGAAAATACGATGTTATCGTTTTATCAGGGTCTACGTTGCCTTCTAATAGATTCGCTCGATTTGAGTACTATATGCAGCTTTATCAAGCAGGTCTAATAGACCAGTTAGAAGTATTAAAGCAGACCGATGTAGCAGATATGGAAGGAGTACTTGAACGTGCAGGTCAAATGCAGAAAATGCAACAACAGATGCAACAGCAAGAAGAAGAGATTAAGAAACTACGTGGCGATCTTCAGACAGCACAGCGAGAGTCCTTACATGATAGAAAGCGTGTAGAAGTAAAAGAATTTGAAAAGAAACTGGCAAAGGCAGAAGCTAAAGTTGAAATGGCATCCCAACTTTATAAATCTCGTTTGGCAGACGAGCTAAAAATGGCTAAAGAGGATATACAGGAGTTTAACGAACCTAATCCTACTAGAGAGATAAATGAAGAGATGCTAATGTTGGATGAATAATGAGTTTAGGTAAATATGCTATTCCAATAGGATTGGGATACTTGGGTAGTTTGGCATTAGAAGGTAAAAATCAAGATAGTCAAGTAGAAAAGTTTTTAAACGATATCAAAGTTAAATTAAAAAACGGAGAGCCTATACCAGATGAAATGCGTGGAGTGCTGTCAGGAGTACAAAGTACTTGGGGTGATTTAGATATAAATAATGATCTTTTATACGAAGCTAATTTAATTAATGATTATCTAAATGGAGAATTTAAGCAAAGAGAAGATGGTAGATATAAATATAAATCTTTACTACTAAAAGATCAAGAAATGCCAGAAGATTTTATTTTAAGCAATTTTCCTGTTGATAAATTTTTAGAAGCTGATAAAGGTTATCACGATAATCCTTTTACAAAAGAATTACCTTCTGGCGATACTATGGGTGCTGAGGATTTTAGATAATGGCTACTTATCATCCAGATGGCAATAGAGATTTCAGAAGGTGGCTAGAGAGTGGTATACCTAATGCTGGTGTGATGGGTGGTGGTGCTTTAGCTATGTATGGAGCATCTAAATTTGGTGGATCTAATAAAGCTTTAGCTACTGCATTAATGAATGAGTCTATTAAAAAAGACCCTAGATTAAAATTTACTCATTCTAGCATGAGTAATCTTTATCGAAATATGGGATTTCAGATGCCTGAATGGACAGATACTATGTCTGCTCATTACAATCCAAAAACCAATACAGTTAATGCACCTCGCAGTAATTATGGAATATTAGCTCATGAGTTAGGTCATGCAGAGCAGTATAAAAATGCTTTATACAGAAAAACTATAGCTCCTATGTCAAAAATTGGAAGATTAGCAGGTAAGTTTGGAGCACTTGCTCCGATATTTACTGATAACGAGCAAGAAGCAAAAAGAAATGCTACAATTGCAGGAGTTATGCAAGTACCTACTTTAATAGAAGAAATAGATGCATCACGAAGAGGTTCAAGAATTTTAAACAATCAAATAAAGAACAAGCCAGTTGCTATGGGAACTAAGGCAAGTAAATTGGGTCAAGCTTTAATGAAGATGAGACCATATGCAGGAGTTCCAAGTTATTTATTAGCTGCAACAGCTCCATATTTATTTTATAAATATTTTAAAGGTAGAGGTATGTATGAAGGTACATATTAAAGAATTGAAGAAAGCGGTTGCTGGAAATAACCAAATCGCAAAGGAAAAGTAATGGAGAATATCATAGAAACACGTAATGCTGATCAGGCACCACAAGAGGATGCAATGCTCAATGTAGAGCAACCTGCAATACCTAACGGGGAAATACCAGTAAATACTGGTGTGCCTGAATCAATTACGGAAGAAACACAAGAAGTTTCCCCAAGAGACGACTCAACTCGTTTTGAATATTGGCAATCACAAGCTGACAAAGCCAAGGGAGAACTTAATGCAATACGTCAAGAATTAGATTATTATCGTAATAATCCAAATCAAGACATGCAGAGTTCTGCCTCCAACGGACAACCTCAACCATACCCTGAACAAGGATTGCAAGAGAATTCATTGAAGGAGCCATCAGCACCTGAAAGACCACATTCGTACAATGAGGTCGATGCTTATAATGATCCACAAAGTGATTCGTTTAAGTATCGAGTAGCTAAAGAAGCCTATAGAGACCAGTACATGGATTTTCTAAAAGAAAAAGACCAAGTACGTGAACAGGAACTACAACAACAATACCAAGTTCAAATGCAACAGCAACAAGCACAGATGGTACAGCAACAGGCTATGAGCCATGCTGTAAATAATTTCGGATGGGAGCAAGGTAAAGCAATGGAGTTTGTAAGGTGGTCGCAGAATCCTGAAAATCTCACATTAGACAATTTAGCTAAGTTGTTTGAATTAAGGACTAACCCTAATCCAGTAGTAAAGCAAAGAACTCAAGAAATGCAACAACAGGCTAATCGTTTGAATGTGCCTAGAACTGCAGCAGTTCAAACTGGTCAGGCAGAACAGCCTAGGTCAGATGAACAAGTTTTTAGTGATGCTTTACTGGGTAGGTAAGTCGTAAAGTAAACTAGAACACCTATTCGTTGGCTACGAATGGGTATAAACGTAGGAGTTACAAATGGCAGCTACAGAAAAGCAGCTAATGCAAGGAGCTTCTGGTGTACTTTATACGGATAGACGGAATTTTTACGTAGATCCGCAGGTCACTAAGGAGCTATGGACAGACGTTGCACCTTTTACTACAATGATTAGTAATCAGGAAATGCGAAATGTCCCAGACCCAGTTTTTAAGATGTTTGAACATCGTAATCCTTGGGTAAAACAATCTTTCAAGGCAGGTGCAAGTTCCGCTACATCAATAGCTGATAATGATGTAGCAGTAGCAATTGACACCATAACTGAAATAAAAGGCCTACCACCCTGTGATGATTCATGGATTGGATTGGTGGCTGAATGTTGGAATGCCGCTGAAGATACTAAGCTAGGAGTTGTGGTAGTTAAAGGAGTTACAGATACAAGTCATGTGACAGTTGTATCTTTAAGTGGAGCTTTTAGCCCAACAACTAGTAGTGTTTATCATGTAATTGGTAATGCACATGGTGAAGGTGGTTCAGCTCCAGAAGCATGGGCAGACGAACTAGACGTTGTTTACAATTCTTGTCAGATTTTTAAAACTCCTCTTCAAGTTACTGGTACGCTAGAAGCAGCAGTACTTCGTGGAGAGTCATCTGAATTAGCTAGACTTCGTAGACAAAAAGCTCAAGAACACAAAATGCAGAAAGAAAAAGCATTTCTTTTTGGTTCTCGAGTTGGTGGTACGGGTTTACAAGAAGCATCTTATGGTGCTGGTAATAACGACACTAACAACGATGAAACATTTGCAGATGGTGGAAGAGTTGATTCAAATGGAAATCTAATTCGTTCAACATACGGAATAATTTCAGCATTAGAAAAATATGGCGAGACCACATCGACACACGATGCTCAAAACATATTTACTGTTGATAGTTCATATGCTTACAGCAATTTTGTAGACGATATGGAAAAAGTATTCCAGTATATCCCAGAAGCAGGTGTAAAACGTGCTTTTGTAGGTGCTGGTGCTTTAGGATATTGGTCTAAAATGGCTGGTGCTTCAGGTATGGCTGGAAACTCAGGTTGGACAGTTGCTCTTGGAGATATGAAACGTGACTCTCTTGGTTTTAACTATAGAGTACTTGAAACACCTCATGGAATGTTGCAGTTAATTCCAACTCCAGCATTAAGAGGGCCTTACAACAAGTACATGGCTGTAGTATCTGATGAGAATCTATTCCATGCAGTTTATCGTCCATCTATGTATCAGACAAACATTAAGACCGATAATGCCTTTGATGGTGTTAAAGATCAATACATGTCTGATGAAGGTGTTGGTATACAGCTAATTGAAAGTCATCANNTGTTTAAAATCACAGCGTAAGGGAGGCTNATTATGGCTAGACCTTATNTAGGTGGTTCANNTGCNNGTNTTANGGTCAATTACATCAGCAACTACTATTACTAGTTCAGATCACGGTAAGGTGTTTATGGTATCTTACCCAGCAGGTAGTGATTTAGGTTCTTATCAAATTACTATACCTACTCCAGCAAATGCTGGTATTGGATTTAGTTGCAAATTTATTGTTAGTTCTGCGACTATTGCTGATGAGGCTGGTGAAGACGTTGTTATAAACGATGGTACAGATGATTCTATGGTTATTCATTACATTGATGCAGGTGATACTGGTACTGTTTCTGTTGTGGATGATGCAGCTGCAGATACTGTAGGTTTTGATCATACCGCTGTAAAAGGTGATTGGATTGAAATCTTTACAGATGGAACAACGTGGTATTGTAACGCACAAAGTGGTGTTGACGGGGGAATCCTAGTAGCAACATAAACAAATAACGAAGGGGGAGTTTCGGCTCCCCCTTCTGTAATAAGGAAATATTATGGGATTACAAGATTTTACAGTAAAGGAAAGTATAGCTCCTTACCATAAAGCTGTTGTAAGTGACGGCTCTACTCCAGTTGATGAGTGTAGAGGTATACATATGAAAGGAGCATCGACTGACGTTAATCTAACAATTAACGGAACAGTAGTTGCTTTTCATTTATTAAAAGGACATACTTATCCAATAGCTTGCACATTGTCAAGTTCTAGTGACGTAGTTCATTTGTATTAATGGCAACGTTTAAAAGCAAAATGGAGAATTTGGTAGGAACAATAGATTCTTCTGTTTCCGATTCTGATCTAACTGTATTTCTAACAAATAGTGCTTATCAAGTATTAGATATGATACCAAGTAAAATAGCAATTAGATATACAGCAGATAATGAACAAGCAGATAGTAGCGGTTTTAATAGTGTTAATCATAGAGTTTTAGGAGTTATAAGAAATGGATTTGAAGCACAAGAAGTATCTATAGGTTTAAGTACTCAAATTGAAGATGCTGATTCAATACATTATAGAAGTGAAAGAACTCCAGTATATTATTTTAATAACGGTACAGTTGTTGTAAAGCCAGATCCAACAGGTAGCCAAAAAGCACAAATAAAAACAATAGCTTATCCAACTGTTGCATATAGTGCCGAAGACATTGCTAGTTTTCCAGACACTGCTGAATACGCAGTTGTTTTAGGTGCGTGTGTAAAATATTTACACGATGTATTAAATACTGCTATAAACGTTGATGAAGACATTGAATTAGCTCAAGCAATAAAAATACAAGTAGATAGTATAAATCAATTACATCAACAAGAATTAAAAAGGATTAGTGCAATTAAATGAAACAAAAACAATTACACGAATTAATCCAATCGCATCACCCTGAAATGAAAGAAGGTGAAATAAGATTACGTCTTAATAATGCATTAAAAGAATTTTGTAGAAAAACAAGAATATTAAAAGGGGCATTCAAGTTTACTACTGAAGTAGATAAACGTTATTATGGTTTAGATGAAAAAATAATTGAAATAACTAACGTTGATTATGATGGTAAAACTATAGAAAGATTATCAGGAAGACCTGATGAAAGAGATTTGGTATGAAAGTTTATTGGATTGAAAGAGATGCTATTGCCATTGCAGAAACAAGTGACAGACAAACTTTTACAAGCCCTACTGAAGCAAAAGGAATTACTTTATTTTGCACAAAAGAAGATGAAGAGTTTGTATCAGATAATACTTCTTCTAGTGGCATAGGAATGAATGAAGCACCAAATATAGCTGATGAATTCCATGAAGCATTAGCTTATAAAGTTATACAACAAGGATACGAAAGAAAACCTGAAGAAATACAATTGGCTGCATATTTCAAACAACAGTTTAATGAAATAATTAGAGAAGCTAAAAAATCTTCTAATAAGAATTATGATGGAACTGGATTTTCAATTAGAGGTCATGATTATTAATGAGCTATGTATCTAAAAAAGCAAAAACAAATAATAGTATTGGAGATTCGACTTGGCAGAACGTATCTCAAGAATGGCGAGACATAGAAGCAATTACAAAAGATGGTCTTGATTTTAAAATAGATGAATATGCTCTTACACAAAAATTATTATCGTATGATAAACCTACATATGTGATTCCATCTGAATATACAGCTCCAACAAGAAATGAAGTGTCAATATCAACAACAACAATGACGAGTGTATAATGTCAACTTTATATGATAAAAAAGTAAAAGAAACATTTGGAGATTTANTAACTGTANTAGGCAGTACTAATGGCGANGGATTAACAAGCTCTGTAAAAAGAATATTTGACGGAGANGGAACAGGAAGCCCTTTGTGGATGAGTACTAACATGCTACAAGTAGACGGAATTTTAAATTTAAAAGAATATTCATCAGAACCAAGTAATCCAACAGCAGGAGATTTGGCTTTTATTAATGATGATTTATATATAGCCAAAGATTCATAGGAGGATATTATGGCAACATGGAAAAAAGTATTACTTAATAATAGTCCAACCTCTGATTTTCCAACATTAAATCAGAATACTACTGGGACAGCAGGGTCTTTGGCCTCAGCAGGAACAGTAGCTGTAACTGGAGATGTAACCGCATCAGGAGTTACATATACAAGCGGTGGAAATGTTTCTTTGTCAACTAGCTTAGCTAATGATTCTGTTAGTTTTGCTGAACTTAATGCAGGTGCTACGTCAGCATCATCTGCTGATACAAAAGTTTTATCTTGGGATAATAGTAATAATAGATTTTTATGGAAGACTGTTGCTACAGGTGATGTTACTGGAGTATCTGCTGGAACTGGAATATCCGTAACAGATGGAGGTGGCCCTGTTCCACAAGTAGCAGTTGATAGTACTGTTGTGGTGACTTCAGGAGCACAAACAGTAGCTGGTAATAAAACTTTTAGCAATGATGTTATAGTTAATGGGAATTTAACAGTATCAGGAAGTACTGTTACAACTCTTGCTGAGGAAGTTAAGATTGAAGATAGCGTTGTAGTTCTTAATTCTAATGAAACTGGGACTCCTTCTGTTGATGCTGGTATAGAAGTTGAAAGAGGAAGTCAAACTAATACTAAGCTATATTGGAAAGAGGCTGATGATGCTTGGGTTGTAACAGATGCATCAAATACTACCAGTTCTCTTTTAGTTAGTAGTTCTAGTACTGCAACTACAGCACCTACAGGCAATGCTAATGGAGTTGGAAGCTTTCATGTAGCAGATACAGATGGAACTCCTATAGTTTACATTAGAGTTGCTTAATGTCAAGTCTTGCAAAAGCAAAATACACACAAGAAGATAAGCTAACAATTAAAGAAACTGATTTTCTTTTAAAATTAATGATGAACAGTCAATATGCTGGAACAGATATAGAAGTGGCTTATTCAGTATTAATGAAATTATCAAAAATACATAAGGCTAAACTTGAAAGTTGAACTTGTAGCAGACGACCTACATATCATAAAGCAATCCTTAGAAACCATGACTATACAAGGTAAAGATGCTAAAGTTATTGGTATTCTTTTAGAAAAAATTGAGAAAGCATTTTCAAAAGAAGTAGAAAAGCAAAATGGCTAGTTGGAAAAAATTAATCCTCGCTACTGGTTCTACATCACAATACATAAAAGGGGATGGTAGCTTTGGTACTTATAGTGGTGGAGTAGGCTTAGGAGATGCAAACACTTGGACTGGTGTTAATAAATTTGATAATTATGTTCATTTTAGAACTACTGATGACCAAGCAAATGCTTGGATAGTATATACTCATACCGATGATACTTTTAGATTTAATTATAATGGTGCAGGTAGCGATGAAGTTGTAATAGATACTTCTGGTAATGTTGGTATTGGTTCTGGTGCAACAACTCCAATGGGAGATAGTGATGGAATTGTTGGTTTACAAATTAGTAGTGGAACTGCAACAGGATTAACATTAAAGAGTACAGGTAGTTCTCAAGTTTATAGCTTATGGGCAGATGATAGTGACAATTTAAAAATCACAGACAATACTGCTAATCTAGTAAGATTTGCAATGGATTCGACTGGCAAGGTTGGCGTAGGTAGAGGGGTAACTCCACAAAGAGATTTTAC